AAGACTATCTATTTCGGCGAGGAATACTTTTTGCTGCAGAGTTAAGATTTTACACTCCCAAATTTCAATAGGAATCCAAATACCCTTTACTTTTCTTTTCGGTTTATCTTGATCAAAAACTTCCATCCGCAAATCTCCATAAATGAAAAATCCCCCTGGAAAATGAGGTCGCGCAGGTCGGTTACCTACTCATAATCCAGGGGGATCAACAATTCAAACCGAATAAGAAGCGCGACCTTCTTAATAGGATAATATAATTTAATTATATAAAAATTTAAATCTTTATTTTTGGTTAATTTAAATTTTTATATTCTCCTATTAAATGAACTGGTTAAGGTTATTTGGCGATGTCCCGGCCATTGTCTTTTCATAGGATATCTGATCCAAATAAATCCGGTCGGCGTACTTTTTCGCCTCTTCATAACCGTGATCGCACTTCAAAACCGTAACCTTCTTGCCGCCATAATAAGATGATATTGTCCATTTCTCCCTCGTTTTGGATTCCTGTTTTTCTTCAATCTGGTCAGTCATAATCCCAAATCCTCCATCAAATGATTAGCATCTACCTGCTTCATCTTGCCTGGATCTGTTCTAAATCCATCCAGAATCTTGGTTTTGACTCCACGAAAATTTAACGCTGCTTCCAGTTTTCTGGCCTGCTCCTGGGCCTGATCTTCTGGATCAAAAAGTATAAAAAGCATTTCAAACTTACTCAATAATTTCACTTGTGCCAGGGTATATTTTATGCCAAATAAAGACAAAGCACCAAATCCCAACCGCCAGACATCCGTCACCCCCTCGACAATAACCGCTCGCTTCCCATCTGACCGGCCATAACAGATTGTCTTGAGATTGATGATTTCCCGTTCCTCCGGGCAGGCCAGGTATTTCATTTTGTGTCGTTCGGTAATATGTCTGCCCTGGAAAGAAACTACTTTATCATCCCATTCAATTGGTATGATGATCCGGTTACTGTAATCAATGATTTTCTGTTCTTTCCCTCTTCCAATTGATAGGGAGGAAATAGGTCCGGTCCCAAGAATCCCCCATTCCTTTTCAATATAATCTGGGTCAAATTTGCGTTTCTGGAGATATTTCCGATGATGTTCTTGCAGAGGGCCGGTACCAGAGGGGTACTTGAAGCTGGACTTGATGAGTTTAATCTGGGCGTCTATAGATGGGCCGGACCCGCCTGAAAGGCGGTACTGGCGAAGTATCTCTTTAATTTGCGTGATGGGTTTCTGCAGGATTTCTTTCAGGACTTTGGCCGATTGGTGACCACCACAACGCCAGCAGACAAAAGCGCCGGCAAACTTACTCCGAGAATCAATACAATAACCGAGATGGAAGCCCGCATTACCATTACATAGTGGACACTCAATCTGCACCCAACCAGCGCGGCAATGCTTGTGCCCATGATCCCGATATTCAATATTGAAGTCTCGGTATAGTTTGATGATATCAATCATGGGATATAAATGAAAACTGTTTTGTTTTCTTTTTTCATCAGATTTATCATATGTTTTGTTCCGTTTGATTGGCCATCCCAGATAGCAAGCAGACAATCTGCATATTTTGCCATTTCTGAGTTCCTTATATATCCAGCAGAATTTCCATATCTTATCCAGTTTGCAGGAAATCTTTTTACGGGGATTGAAAATTTATTAGCGAATTTTTCTCCTAATAAATCGACACCTCGCGCTCCTCCACTTACAATTTGTTCAATATTATCTATGGAAATATTGTTTTTATGGATTGCCTTTCTGATCCATTTTATATCGGTAATTGTTCTGCTTCCAGCTATTATAAGTTTCATATTTTATTATACTAATTTTTTCAATAAACCGGCCAATAAATCATCTTTTTCCGTTTCAATTCCATCCAAAGCTCCATCGAAAACCTTCCTCTTTTTATCCAGCAGCTTTATTATATCATTTTCGATGGTTCCGTCAGCGATTAAATAAAAGGCATTCACCGAATCATGCTCTTGACCGATCCTGTACACGCGGTCTTCAGCCTGAGCGTGCTTGGTCCAGGTCCACCAGAATTCGACGGTACAAGTCGCCCTGGCGGCAGTAAGGGTGATTGCTTCAATGGCATCCTTCCCGCCGATAAATAATCTTGCTTTCAGGTTCGGAGTATATTGTTCACAGGCGGTAGGATCACTTTTGTGCTTGTCCTGAACTACCCCGCAGGCATCACATTTCTGGAATTCATAAACGGAAGTTTTAACCTTGGAGTGGACGGCAATCTTTTTGAATTGCTCCAATAGCATTTGCTGGATCTCTTGATGTTCGCAAAAAACCACCAGTTTATCATCCGTTTCAAGAAATTCCTCAATCCATTCATAAACTGCCGGCATCTTACTTTTCGCGCAGGCAAACTTCAATTTTTCAATCTGGACCATGGCTGCAGCCGGGTTATATTCAAAGGTCTGCATCCGGCCTTCATCATCTCTTTTCCAGTCTCGGTCAGCCCAGGCTTTGAATTCTTTCATGCCGGCAGCGTATATCTTTTCGTCATATTCAATCGGGATGATCGAACGGATCTTATCAGGGAGTTCCTTGAGAACATCGACCTTATTTCTCCGGATCATTATATACTGCAGCTTTTCATATAATTCTGGGATATGGCTGGCCCCGGTTACGACCCATCCCCAATCTCCTTCATAAGCGCCACAATAGCGCTTGGCATAATCCCAATAGGAAGGGAAGAGCCAGGGGGAAAGAAGATTTACGGCGGCAAACAACTCGATAGGCCGGTTATCAAAAGGGGTACCGGACATGGCAATGAATTTTTCAATTGAGGTACCAAGGCTCTTGAATGCCTTTGAACGGTTGGCCTTGGGGTTTTTAATATAGTGAATTTCATCACCAATCAATACCTTGAAATCCGTAGCTAATAATACCGGTTCCCAGGCCTTGAGGATATCGTAATTGATTATTGTAACCTGCTCCTTGATCTTTTTGATACCAGGTTTCCGACCCTTACAAATAAAGATTGATCTTCCCGGGAGCCAGATGTTTACTTCATTTCTCCAATTCAATTTTGATCCACCAGTTGTGACTATCAGGATCGGAGTTTCTTTGATGAGATGACAATATGCAAGAGCCTGGACCGTTTTGCCGAGACCCATATCGTCCCCGAGTAAAGCCCGGCCGCCTTTTGCGTGGATGAAATTTACTCCTTCGTTTTGGTATTCGCGGAGGGTTCCAGGCAGGCCGGGGGTCTCAATTCTATTGGTTAGAGTCGATGCTTTGCGGCAGACTTTTCGTTGCTTCCGGCGCAGATCCCGATGGAAAGAGAACCCCCATTCCTTGAGGTGGAGAAGATTATCAAGGGTAAATTGACAGCTATATGAATCATCGCTGGCCCGGTATCGTCGATTGAATAGTTGTTTGGTGCGGATGGCATCGGCTCGGTCATTGGTTTTCAGGCGGATTGAGATACCATCAAGCCAGGCGATTTTGTCATATTGCGAGGGGAGTTCTTTCTTTTCAGGAGAGGCAATAACTTCCAAGCCGGCCAACTTATCATGGTATTTCGGCAGTATTCTGGCGGCAGCTTGCAGCTGCGGATCAGAGAGCAAACCGGTTGATTCATATTGCCGCGCCAGGATTTTAAGGATCTTCCGCTCAGTACATTTGAAAACCTTATCTCCACCAAAAAGATGGAGAAGCGCGGCAATAGTATAGTCCGGATCGGTCTTTATGAGTTGGCGGAGTTGCATTACAATAAGGTCAAGGTTATGGGGATTGACTGGGATGAAACTTTTCCTTTTCTGCAGGCACCTTTTCTGCCAACCCAATAGGAATATACCGAATCGTCCGCCTTTTTAAATTGTCGATATTTCCTGGATTTGGAAGGCAGGATCTCGACAAGTCCCCTTGATTTTAAAAATTCAATGACCTTTTCTTCCTTGGTTTGCTTTGCCATATCCCCACCTTAATTCTGAAAAGTTGATCTGATTTGATTAAACGCCCGCTCGATCCCCCGGCCCTTGAATCCCATATCCCGCATGGTCCGTTCAATGGTCTTCCGGATATTGCCGGCAGAATTTCCCGCTGTGATATTGGTCATTTCCTTTGGTGACTCGAAAATGATCCGCAATACCTGTTTTGCCTCGGCCCCAAGGGAAGAGAGGGATTCAAGAAATTCATATCGCTGGTGACCACTCGGCCTATGATCCGCTACATCAACTTCCTCATTCGTTGCCGGGAACTTCTTCCCCTGGGTTTTCAAATACTGAACCATGGCATTCCGGCAGGTGGTATGAATTAAGGTGGATAATTCGCAACCATGATCTGGATTGAATTTCTTGATTGCCCTCAGCATTGCAATAGTTCCTTCCGACTTGAGGTCATCAAATTCATGACCAGTTGTTTTGGCAAAGGACCAGGCGAGTTTGTTTACTTGGGAAATATGTTTTTCAACGAGCTGGTTGGTGTGATTGGGGGTCATTTCAATCTCCTAATACTGGGTTGTTGGTTCTTGCCGGGAAACATGGTCCTGATAATCCATTTCCCCGGCTATTCCAAAAAGAATCAGAAACAGGATGGCGACAACGATCTTAATAATTGAGCTGACCATATCCCACCGCCTTGTTTTCGAGTTTCTGTTTGACTCCCATAATTTCCGGGGCATAGGTGATGAAGGAAATTATTATAACAAGAATGAATCCAACCATAAACCAAAAACCTGCTCGATTACTCATGATTTTCCTCCTCAATAATATCGGATTGAGCCGCTAAATTTACGGCCCGTTGATAAGTAACTGATTTAAACAAATGGGCTAGATCGGCTTGGATTTTCTGCAGCCGCTCCCAATGCTCAACTAGGTCTGTGGCCGGAAGCCCACGCAGAATGGCTAGTTCAAGTTCGATTGCCGTTAAGTTCCAGGCCGGTGGATATTTCTTCATAACCTTTCCCTTGCATATCTTGGTTTCTTGGGGAACTTCTCCGCAATCCGTTTTCTGTTCAGGGTCATTGCTTCCGGGGTCGGCTCGTAATCGTTCCAAAGAATATTATCAATCGTGGGCCAGACCATAAATTCACCAACAGGCCACATACTCCGCCTCGGCATTCCCCGCTGGGCAAGCTCATCCCTGATTGCTTCATACCGGCGATACAGGAATTTTAACTTATTGAAGAAGAATTTCATATGCCCTTTGCCGCCATCCGGATTATCTTCAGTCCTGACGGTGTATTGTTTGGGGATCTGCTCCAAATCAATTACATACTTCCCGGCAACAATACCATTGGGGATTCTGGTTAGCTCGCGCCATTCAGCTATAAGCTGTTGGTCGCAAAGCTCGGCGGGTGGGACTATATTGATTCTGGTCATGGGGAGTCCTTATTTTAAAGTTCAAAACCATGCAACAGGAGGAAGGGGTTTGCTATCGACTGCGGCTAAAATTTTATTGATCAATTTCTTTCCGGTTAATTTTGGCTGTTTTGTTGCGGAGATGACTTTTCTTATTTCCCTTTTATCTCCCTCGCCAAAAATCCGATAGAATTGACCATCAATCCAAGCATGAACCTGCTTTTTTACAGTCCCGAATGCTTCGTTGCAAAGATATACCCGTTCGATATTCATGACATTCTCCTTTGATTTGGTTAACCGGCTATCTCATCAGACCCAGGAGCCGAACCCTGGATGACCGGCCGGAGCCGGTTTCGAAGTGGTTAATCTCTTTGTAATCTTCCAGTTTTGGTTAATGAGCAGTTATGGCCTTTGATCTCAGAAAGAACAAAGCAGTGAGGGAGATTTGTTCTTTGTAAATGTTCTTTTACCTCTTTCCAGGATTTAACGATGATATTTCTTTCGTCCCCATATTTGACTATTTCCAATTTCATACCATCCTCCAATGCCGGATTCCGCCGGGCTCGGTTGGGGGTTGTTATTTAACTATATTTTTTAATATAATTTTGTAACATTTTTACCTGTTTTTTAGCGCTTGATCTGATTTCGCCATCATCTGAATTCAATTCATCATTTGACATATGCCCACCTTCAAAATAGCAAGAAAGAACATAATTAGCCTCCGCTACCAGTTCTTCCCTACTATAATCTTCCATATCCCTATCATCATCATGTGATATGTTTTCCAGTGTTACTCGCAACTCGTCGATAGCCAATGCATCGGATAAACATTTCTTCATGGCCAATCTCCTCATTTAGTGTTTCGCCCTGAATGGGCTCGTCAGTCTGATCAAACAATCAAAGACACTATATCCGCTTCCTGGTGGGGCGCTCCTCAACTGGACCATCCCCGCCTATCGGGTTCTCGATTAACCTCCCCCTTTCCCTCTCAATCTTTATCTTATGTCTTATAATAATATGCCCTGTACAGGATGTCAAGAAAAAAACTAAAATCTTAATAAATTATTCGTGTTTTTTGATGTATTGCAAAGCCGTTGAATTCATTTCACAATTTGGATAACCAAATTCGATTTCTGCTTTATGCCGAGCCTCAGCAGCCTCCAAAAGGGTTTTGAAACTCCCGAGGCGGATGTTTTTGTTATTCCCTGATATATTTACAATGAATTTTTTTTCCTTTTCTGAATAGAAAACCCCCTTCACCCCAGTTTTGTTTTTTTTGCTGAGTTTTGAATTTTTTAAATTGCATGAATGGGATACTTCGCGGAGATTATCCCAGCGATCGTTTGTTTTTACTTGATCAATATGATCAACGATACCTTCTGGAAGGTATCCCTTCATATATAAAAATGCCGCTCTATTGTTTTTATAACTTTTACCGCTGAGATAGACTCCATTATATTGGTTGTCAATTACAAAGCCATTTTTGGTTAAAACTAATTTACCAGCCCCTTTCCATCGCTCGGGTTTATCGGCATATATTTCTTTCAGTCTATTGGCATGGACCTTTCCGTCTCTTCTTGTAAATATTCCGGTCTCTGGATCATATTTGTACTTGCGCTTTAATTCCCTTCGTAATTCAACTAAACTCTTTTTCATTTTTATTCTCCTTTTAAGCGATAATATTGAAGCCTTATACCTCCATAATAATCTATTTTTCAATAATCATAAAGCATTTATTAAGATTATATAAAAAATTAATTCTCCTTTGATTCTTCGCAAATCTAATATATATGGTAAATATAAGGGGAAGGAAATTAACAAGAAATCTTCCACCCCAGAAATCCCGCTCCATATATATCAACCTCAACAAGTACAAAATTATGGTTCGTCAATCCTCCCCAGGCCTCCAAAACACAATACAGAAGCCAACACTCAAGTATAAGCCCGCCGGCAAAGGCCCCATCAAGGCCACTCCCCTCCTGAAGATAAATCCCAATGATTCCACCGTCAAAAGGAAATGCGCCCGGAGATATAACAAGATAAATGAACTCCAAAGGCAGATAAAAGCAATACAAGAACAGATGCACGCAGGGGTCGAGCCCATATATAAGAAGGATACCCATCCGGCATTGGCTTTGTCGTATTGTTTGTTGGGTTGTACGGATGAGAAGCTGGCCAGGCTGTTGGGGATTGAGGTTGAGACGTTACATAAATGGCGGGACGATGATGACGAATTTAATTATGCCATTATAGAGGGGCGTGAAGTAGCTAATGCAAACGTGGCGAAAAGCCTTTATCATCGGGCATGTGGCTACAACCTGGAAGAGAAGGAATATCGCCAAGAATTCAAGAAGGATATCGATGGTAATATAGTCCGGGATGAGGAAGGTTATCCTATACGGGAGATCATACTTCATAAACTGGTAAAGAAACATATGCCGGCCGATGTTGCCAGCGCCAAATTCTTTTTGTGGAATCGTACCAAAACGCTTCCCAAGGCCGAACAATGGAATGACCGCCAGGATATTGATATTACCACCGGCGACACCCCAATTGGTTCTGCGGTTATCATACTCCCCCAGAAGGAAATGGTTGGATGACAGCAGCAATGCCTCAACAAGAAGTAATTGAGATAAAACCCCAGGAGGGGCCGCAGACTCAGTTTCTTGCGTGTTGGGCAGATGTTGTTTTTTATGGTGGTTCGGCCGGAGGGGGAAAATCATTCGCCCTTCTGCTGGAACCCTTATATCACGTAAACAATTCCAAATTCGGTGCGGTCATTTTCCGCCGGACCACCAAACAGATTACTTCAGAAGGTGGGTTGTGGGATGAAGCCTCGGAGTTGTATCCGGCCATTGGTGGCAAACCGAATCAGAATGAATTGTGTTTCCGATTCCCCTCCAAGATGGCAATTAGTTTTGCCCATATGGAGCACGAGAAGAATCGCTTGGACTGGCAAGGGTCGCAGATCCCGTTGATTGGTTTTGATGAGATATGCCACTTTACCTGGAAGCAGTTTTCGTATATGCTTTCCCGGAACCGGTCCATGTCTGGTGTCCCTGGCCGAATCCGAGGAACCTGCAATCCTGATCCTGATTCATGGGTCCGGAAGTTCATTGACTGGTGGATTGGTCCAGATGGTTTTGTTATTGCCAGTAGATCAGGTGTAATTCGCTGGTTTATTCTTCTTGGCGATGAAGTTATATGGGGTGATTCAAAACAAGAATTACTCGACAAATACAGTACCGCTGATGCGCCCGTTCAACCGCTCTCCTTTACCTTCATCCGTTCAACGATCAATGATAATAAGATTCTCCTCCAGAAAGATCCGACCTATCTTGCAAAACTGAACGCTCTCCCCCGGGTTGAACGGGCGCAGCTTCTTGAGGGGAATTGGAATGTACGACCAACCGCCGGCAGTTATTTCAAGCGGACTGATTTTGAAATAGTGAGTGCAGTGCCGGCCGGAGCAAAAAGAGTTCGAGCATGGGATCTTGCCGGGACTGATCGAGATCCGGAAGACCGAAAGGCGAAGAAAGATGGCGGGCCGGCATATACCGCTGGGATCAGGATGGCCAAGGTTGCCGGGGTTTATTACATCGAAGATTCAACTCGTTTTCAAATTGATGCCAGTAAAGTAATCGACTCCATCAAGAATATTGCCAGCCAGGATGGTAAGTTGGTGCCGGTTCGATTACCGCAAGATCCTGGTCAGGCCGGTAAGAGCCAGGCAAAGGCCTTCGTCAAAGAATTGGCCGGTTATACAATAAAGACATTGCCGGTTACAGGCTCGAAAGAGACCCGGGCCACCCCATTGGCCAGTCAAGCCCAGGCCGGCAATGTAAAACTGGTACAGGGCGCGTGGAATGAAGCATTTTTGCTTGAGGCAGAAAACTTTCCGGAAGGCAAATTCAAGGATCAGGTTGATGCGGCTGCCGATGCCTTTGATGAATTGACTAATACAAAACGAGTAGGGACGTGGTGATATAATGGCCAGTAATCCAGCGGCGAAACATCTTTATCCGGTATATCAATATTTCCAGTATGGTCATTTACCGGAGTCTTTACAGGTGACGGCCAGACTAGTTGCTGATCTGGCCGATATTATGATGGATGAACTACCAGATGGCCCGGAGAAAGCAGAAGGGTTTCGGAAACTACTTGAAGCGAAGGATTGTTTCATTCGGGCGGGGCTTAAAATACAATGAGACGTAATTCACCAGTTAAATTGACCGCCAATGAGAAGTCAGAGCAGATCCGTCGGGTAGCTCTGTATCGGGCACTGCAATCTGGCATTGTTGGTTCAAGACTCTCTTACGGCAATACCACCACTTTTGGAGGATTGAGGGATGTATATACCGCTCTCGGCTATCCTGGGCTCGACGGGATCAAATTCTCGGACTACTACCACCGCTACAGGCGGCAGGATATCGCCGGTAAGGTTATCGAAAAACCTGTTGAGGCGAGCTGGCGTCGTTTACCAATTGTACGCGGCACGGATGATAAGTCAGATGCCTACAAAGAGGCTTGGGAAGAGTTAGAAAAGCGACTGGGTATTTATAACATTCTGATTCGTGCTGATAAGGTTTCCGGCATTGGCCAGTATGGTGTTTTGCTGATGGGGTTTAATGACCAGGCAGAGAACCTTGGCCAGCCGGTAGAAAGTGCCAGTGAACTTCTGTATCTCCAGCCTTTCACCGAAGCAAACGCCCCCATTAAGCAATATGTAACTGATCCGAAAGACCCCAGGTTTGGCCTGCCTCTTACTTATGGATTGAGGATAGCCAACACCCCGGGTACAGCATCTACTCTGGAGACAACGGTTCATTACAGCCGGGTTGTCCATATAGTCGACAATCTACTTGAATCAAATGTACTTGGTCTTCCCCGTTTGGAACGTATCTTTAATCGCCTGCTCAATATGGAGTTGATTGTTGGCGGTTCGGCTGAGATGTTCTGGCAAGGGGCCTTTCCCGGTATGGCATTTACGGCAGCAGAAGATACCACCATCCAACCCCAAGACGCTGCTGCCCTGGAAGAAGAGATCCAGAAGTACGTCCATAACTTGGAACGCTATATGAAACTCCAGGGCTTGGATGTAAAGAGCTTGGCCCCTGCCGTCGCTGATCCTACACAACATGGGGAACTCCAGCTGAAGATGATTTCCATTGCCACTGGTATCCCGAAGAGAATTCTTGAGGGCTCAGAGCGTGGGGAATTATCCAGCAGCCAAGATACAGAAGCTTGGGATGATCAATGCGATGGCCGGAGAAAGACTTTTGTTGAACCCTGCATATTGCGGCCGGTGATTGATAAGTTGAATGCTTTTGGAATCCTGAAAGTGCCGGCTGGCGGATATGATATTGAGTGGCCCGATTTGTCCGCCCCTAGTGATAAAGATAAAGCAGAAACAGGCAGAATTCGTTCTGAAGGGTTGTCTAAGTATCTCTCTTCTCCTGATGCTCAACTTTCCATGCCTCTGGAACAGTATTTGCTGGAGATTATGGAGCTGGCAGAAGATAAAGTAGAACGGATAATGACAGCGTTGAAAAGCTACATTCCTCCTATGGTTGCTGATGACGGCCAGGGGGATGATGATCTTGAAGATAACATAATTGAGGAATAACAATGCCGAATCCATTTAGTACCCCAGACGATACAATTATCAGAACAAAACTCCCGGTATTTGCTCCGAGGCGAATTATATCTGTGGCTGCATATACCGAATGGGTGCCTGATGATCCAAAGCAGCAGGAATATAGAAATTGGTTATATGGAACATTTGGAGTAATTGGCGGAAGTTTTGCTTTATGGAATTCGCAACAGTAAACTGATATGATATCTCTCTTCCTTACAAACTCGATTGACCCAACTCGGACTATTACTCTCCGTAATAAGTTCGTGGCTGAGATGCGCAATCGGTTTGCCAGTTTAATGATAGATATCCGCCAGGCAGTAATAGAATTGGATGTTTTTGGTCTGATAGAGGAAACAAGAGTTACCGTAAATGCCAGTGGATTATCTTCCAAGCAATACGACTTCCCCAGGAATGACCAAAAAGTTGAAGCATTTGTCAAGTGGCTGAAAGCAAAGAACGAGGAGTATTTTTTTACAGATGGGAAGCAGGGTTTGAGGATGGCTTTTGATTTGATCAGTTCCAATCCCAACTCCGCTAGATCCACCTGGATGAAATTATATATCGATAGTGCATACCAACAGGGGATCAGAAGGGCCAGGCAGGAACTCAGAAAAAAGGGGATAGAAATCGATGAAGGACAACTCGGAGGAGAACCAATCGTTTCTGCTTTTAATGGCCCAGTTCATGCTGATCGTGTTGGTCTTATTTATACAAGAGCGTATTCCTCTCTTCAAGGTATTACTGCGGAGATGGAGTCAGTGGTATCCGATGTCTTGGCAATGGGCCTGGCTGACGGCCGAGGACCAAGAGAAATTGCGCGACTATTGAATAAAGCGATTACAGGCGATGGTACTGGCGCTGACTTATCGATTATAGATTCCCTTGGCCGGAAGATCCCGGCAAGACGAAGGGCGGAAGTACTGGCGCGTACTGAAGTTATTCGGGCACATCACTCTGCCAATATTGGTGAGTACAAGGCTGCTGGCATTCTGGGGATCAATGTTCAGGTGGAGTGGCTGACTGCTGGGGATGATAGGGTATGTCCTAAGTGTTCCCCGATGAATGGTAAGTTGTTTTTGATTGATGATGCAGAGTATATAATCCCGGCACATCCACAATGTCGGTGTGTGGCTTTACCGTATATTCCGGAGGATGAAGTGATTGTTGACGGATCAATAAAAAACGGGCAAACAGGATATGAAGATACAAGCCAATTACCACTGGCAATGTCAAGCAAAGCGAAGGATTTGGCAAATCCGAAATATCGGGATTTTTTAAAATTGCTTGCTTCTGATGGCGAAAAACAAGAAGTAATGCCAAAACTCGAAGAACTTTATAATATTGTAACTTCTGATACATATAAATTAAAAGAGAAAGAAAAAGTATTTTTTGGCCTTGGTGGCGAACAATTTAAAAATATACAAGTTGGTGATAAATTCTCTGCGCTTGGCACTAGGTCAACCGCTTTTGAATTAAAAAGAGCTTTGGCGTATGGAAAAGATGGTGGTGTTTTTGAAGTAATTTTACCAAAAGGAACTCATGCAGTTTATTCTGAAGTAATGGGAATAAAAGAATTGATGTTACTTCCTGGGAGTGAGTTTGAGGTTACAGAAATTTTAGAAAATGGAGTTCGTAAGTTAAAGTTGAAATCAGATGGGACTTCATATATAAAAGAATTAATGAAATTTCAAAAAGAACTCGATAAAATTGCAATCGATAATAAAAAGGAATAGCTGATGAATATTAAACTAAAAAATGAGAAAAAATGTATCGGATGCCCTTATCTTCATCTTGAATTAAAAGGGGAGGATATTGATTCGGAATGTTCTAAATGTCTAGAGGGATATTGTGGTGGAGAAGACAGGAGATACTGTGACCCTTATTTATATAAAACTGACAATCCAAAGAAAAATAAATGGGTATGCCTAAAATACAAAAAAGATTTACGAACATGTGAAAAACCAGGAAGATTAGAAATATGTTTGAAAGAAAATAAGTAAAGAGGACTAAAATGAAAGAAATGCAATTAATGGTTGCTCAGGCAATTGAGAAAGGACCGAGCCTGAAAGTCCTGCAGCGACGGAGAATTGGTTCAGTTGAATATCAAATCTATCCCGTTGTGATGCTGGCAGAAGGCGTCCACCACGGGGTCGGCACTGATCCGGTTTATTATCCACCTCAAGTCCTGGAAGCATCGGTCCCACACTGGAATAATATGCCGGTTACAGTCGGTCACCCGGTTCTTTCCGATGGCACCCACGTCCTTTGCAACCACGACGGAACTATCCGGCAGGAATGGCAGGTTGGGTATGTGGCCAATGTGGTTTTTGATGGAGGTAAACTCAAGGCCGAACTCTTCCTCAATACAACCTTGGTCAGCCAGAAGTCTCCAAGCCTATTTTCCTTCATTGAGAACGGCGGCAAACTTGAGGTGTCTACTGGACTTTTAGCCATGGATGATGGTCAGGCCGGGCAATGGAATTCCGAGCAGTACAGCGCTAGTATAGTCGATATGATCCCGGATCATTTGGCCCTGCTTCCCAATTCCACCGGGGCCTGCTCCTGGGATGATGGTTGCGGGCTGAGGGCCAATGAAAAAAATGTTATTGATATAACCAGTCTTTCAACGAAGTTTAATGATGGCGATACCGCCGACAAAATCAATGCTATGGAGGAAACTATGGCAAAGACAGCAACGCCCGCCGACAAGGCAAAGTGCGCTGAGAAGGCGGTCACTCCCGCTGACAAAGCAAAATGTAAAGAAATGACGGTCAATCAAATGATCGAAAATAAGGACAATGCCTTTACTGAGGAAGACCGAGAATGGTTGACCGGCCTGAATGAAGTTCAGTTCAGTAAGGTATTGGTCAATGCCGAACCGAAAGAAATTATCAAGGAGGTTGAAAAGATCGTGGAAAAAGTCATCGACAATACCAAAGCAGCACCGACCACCCTGGCTGGCTGGCTGGAAACCGTCCCCACCGAGATCCGCTCCGTGGTCAACGCCGGCATGAAAGAACTTGATACCAAGCGGGCCTCCCTGATTGCCAAGATCACGGCCAATGAGCGGAATACTTTTAATGAGGATCAGCTCAAAGGCATGGATATGGGCATGCTCGAATCCATTTCCAATCTCCTTCCGGCTCCTGCCCCGAACTATTCCCTCCAGGCTCCTGCGGCACAGATTGCCAATACCGGTCATGTTGAGGAAGCATATATCCCAGTAACTCTTTCGGAGAATCTTGGCAAGAAGTAATCAGTAATTGAAATTGATGTAGTAATCGAATAACAAAAATATAATGGAGGGCTACAAATGGCCGCTACAAATGCAAAAACGATCATCTTGATCGGACGAGGAATCCGGAAAGAGCGAGTGGCAAACGCCGCTATCACTCCGGGACATCTGGTTGAAGTTATGGCCACCGGGAAACTGCGAGTTCATGCAACTGCCGCCGGAAATGCGCAGAAGGCTTTCGCTATCGAAGACGATATGCAGGGTAAGTCGATTAATGACGCCTATGTTGCCAATACTCGCGTACAGTACGAGGTCATGGAGCGCGGTGCTGAGATCAATGCAATTATTGCCAATGGCCAGAATATCGCTATCGGCGATCCTCTGCAGTCTGCTGGTGATGGGACTCTGACCAAATACACGGCTCCGACTGAATCGGTATGGGATGATTCCAGTGCTGATACCACCCCGATTGCCGACAATTGTATCGTCGGTTATGCAATGGCAGCTGTTGATATGTCCGGTTCCAGTGCTGCTGATCCGACTGGTCGCTGTCCCGTAGAAATCGCGTAATATTTCGCTGCCTGGTTGGTGGCATAAAAGTTTTTTGAGATAAACTCGTAGGAGGAAGCAATGAATAAAACGTATGGAAATGCTGGGATTGAATTTATTCAGAATGGTGCCGGGTCTGGCCCCGTATCGCAGAAACTGATGGCCGGTGGAATGTCTGTTGGCCTGCTCAAACCTTGGATTGGAACTGATGGCAATCCCTATGCCGTTGTCTATAATGGCGGACAGCCGCAGGTAGTCAGGGTCAACGCCGCCACTCTCCGGAAAGATGAGTGGAAGGAACTCGATTCCGCAGTTATGTTTGCTGCCCAGGAGCGTCTTGTTGGTGTAGCTGATCTGTATTCCCGGAATCTGGTATATCGGATTGGTAATGGTCTTGGAAAAACCGTTCTTGAGTATGAGGACATCTCCGAGCTTACTGCCGCTGAACTGACCATGGATGCGGTTACTCCGAGCAAGAGGGATCGGCCCGAAACGACCCTGAAGTATTTGCCCCTGCCCATCGTCCATAAGGATTTCCAGTACAATATCCGGACCCTGACGGCTTCCAGGAATGGCAGCACACCCCTGGATACCACCACAGCCACCATGGCGGCTCGGGTTGTGGCAGAGAAGATCGAGGAGATGCTGTTTGCTGGCGTTTCTTCTTACGCTTACGGCGGCGGAACGATTTACGGGTACTTAGACCACCCCCAGGCCAACGACGTCACCTTGACGGCAAATTGGGACGCCTCCGGTAAGACTGGTGAGCAGATTCTTGATGATGTTCGGGAAATGAAACAGGCTTCCATCGACTCCCATTTCTACGGTCCCTGGGTTCTCTATGTGCCGACTTCGTATGAGACTGTTCTCGATGACGATTACAAGGCTGAATCCGATAAGACCATTCGTCAGCGTATCTTGGAAATCGCCGGCATTACTGAGGTCAAAGTCGTTGACAAACTGACCGCCGATAACGTTATCCTGGTTCAGATGACTTCTGATGTTGTCAGGATTGTTGAAGGTCTGCCTCTTACTACGGTTGAGTGGACTGAAGGTGGCGGCATGACTACCAATTACAAGGTTATGACAATCATGGTTCCGCAGATTCGGGCTGATCAGAATGGCAACTGTGGTGTAACGGTACTGCACGCTTAATCCGCGCCCACAGTGAATGCAAAATGATATTAGAATGGTGGGCGCAACTCACCATTCTATTTCATCAAAGATAACCAGCAAGGAGGGGTTCTATGAACCTTTGTAAATATAGAAAGAAAGCAAAAACAGGCCGGCACTCTTTTAAGTATGAGGGGAAAAGATATTCGGTTGTGCCTGGAGATACAGTCGAAGTACCGGAGGGATTTCTTGGTTCCTTCGAAAAAGATTATGATTGTTTGACGGCGATCAAACCGATTCCCGAACCGGTAAAGATCCAAGCACCAATTGCCCCGCCGAAAGAACTCCATCTGATCCGGGTTCAGCGGGGAATGTATAATATTATCAATCCGGACAATCCCGATAAACCCCTGAATGACGCCCCGATGAAAAAGAAGGATGCCGAGGTGATCATGGGGAAGATGATGGAGATCCCCAAGACTGAAATTGTCGACCTTGGTACTCTGGGCTGGGATGCTCTGATCGGTATCATGGAAGAGGAAGGGATCGAGATCCTCGAAGAGTACGAAAGTGAAGATCAACTCCGAGAAGCAATCCTTGATGCCCGTGGCTGATTAAATAAATAAACCATTTAGTTACAAAGGATAATAAAATGTCATATTCACTCGAAACCCCTTGTTGTAATTTTCATCCATCGACTCCACCAAATGATTGTCTTAAAAAAGACACTTGTACAGATCGGCATATTCTTTATGGGGCTGTTTGCGCAATACATCAAATGCCGTTTGGTGTTGGACATCTGGGCGCAGGTACGATAACATTAACCTGCAATAATAAAGTTGTAGCAGAATCAATGCCAAAAGAAAGATACGTCAAAGATTGATATGTCGTTCTGGGAAATACCAAGGATTTGGCCTGAGTCGACTGTCTTCATTATCGGTGGTGGAGTCAGTCTTTTAAAACAGGATTTATCACTCATCCATAATCACCGAGTGATCGGAGTGAATCAGGCATATAAACTCGGGCCTTGGGTTGATGCCTGCTGGTTTGGTGACAAAGGTTGGTACGAAGAGAATTTACCGGCGATAACGGAGTATGGAGGGCTGATTGCTACTTGCGCAGCTACTCTTCCAGGACAGAGAAAAGTTAGGGTGAAATATGTTGGCAGAAGTAAACCATCTGGAATTGAGATCAAGAGAAGAAATGGTATTGCCTGGAATGGAAACTCCGGGGCTTCGGCGATCAATTTTGCCTACTGGCTTGGAGCAAAAACTGTCGTCCTACTCGGCTTCGATATGCAGAACCCGGCTGATCCAAAGGATACGCAGTCTCATTGGCATAACGACTATGAAGTCAGGTTCGACAAAAAAGCAGGAAGACTTCATGACCCATACCCAAAGTTTATGAAGTACTGGCCAGTAATAGCCAGGGATGCAAATCAGGTTGGATTGAAGATTATAAACGCAACAGTCGGCGGCGCTCTTGAAACATTTGAACGAAAACCATTAGAGGCCATATGTCAGGATTTATCAGCCCATACGTTGTAATTGACCAAGGGGTCAAGTTAGCTCTGACTACTAAAGTCTTCCATTTTGTTGTCCTTCGAGACAATGTGGAGATTGGCGAGAACTCGATTGTTGGTCATAATGTGGTGATTGAAAGGGATACCAAGATCGGCAACAATACGACGATTCAATCTCAATGCCATATCACCGCAGAAGCCACTATCGGTGACAATGTTTTCTTCGGTCCGGGAGTAGTAATGACCAATGAGAAGAACATTGCCAATCAGGGGAGAGCGGTTCCAAAGATTGAGCGGGCTATTATCGGCAATGGAGCTCGGATTGGGGCTGGTGCTGTGATTGCCCCTGGCGTAAATATTGGCGAGAATGCTTTCATTCATGCCAATTCTTTTGTAACGAAAGACATTCCGGCTGGTGAAGTTTGGGGAACGCCTCATGGTAAGAGTCGAGCAGTCAAGATTGGTACAGTGCCGGAGAGTGAATGGCTATGATTAATCAGATCCCTTCAATAGTCGTTTGCCTTCGCTCTGGCGGTGATTATTACCCAGGCCATGTGAGAGCACTCGCAAGACAGATTGAACGCAATGCGACGATTCCTTATCGTTTTGTTTGCTATACAGATCAGGCTGATGAACTTCCGGAAATAGAGACGGTTGAACTTGAAAAGAATTATCCCGGCTGGTGGTCTTGCGTCGAACTTTGGAAACACCAAGGACCGACAATTGCTATTGGCCTGGATACAATGATCCTGAAGAACATTGACGACCTTTTGAAAATGGTCTGTCATATCCCGGAAGATGATTTCTTTTTGCTTGATTCGTTCTTTCATCCGGGAGAATTTATCAATGGGATGCAGGCATGGAATGGAGATTGGTCCTGGCTGTATGATGAGTTTGACTTTGAGAAGGAATCAAAACTCCATCGTGGTGATGAAAATTACCAGATAAATGCTTTGCTGACCAAAGGGGTCGATTTAACAGCAATCCAAGAATACTTTGCCGGGATTTGTAATTACAAACTCCATATTCGGAAGAACCTTGTGAAAGATCCGGGAATCATCATTTTCCATGGCGATCCCAAGCCCTGGCGGACGAATCTATGGAGGTTAGTGGAATGAAGTCAACAATGCCGGTGTTTGCTTGTGTACTGAAGCTTGGGGGGGATTATATAGAAGAGCACGTCCGACTCCTTGCAGCGCAGGTACAAGCAAATACGACGATTCCTTACGACTTCATTTGTTTTACAGACTCCAAGGAAAAGATTGATGGCGTCGTCTCTATTCCCCTGATTAATAACTGGCCAGGTTGGTGGTCTGTCCCTGAGGTTTTTCGGAATATTGGTCCGACTGTTGTAACTGGTATTGATACAATGATCCGTGGTAACATTGATGACTTATTTAAGGTGGCCACTGACTCTACAGAAAAAGATTTTTGGATGATTCGTTCTTTCAGACCACCAGTCAGAACTATCTCAGGAATTATGGCCTGGAATGGAGATTGGTCATGGCTGTATGACCAATTTGATTATGAGAAATTTTCCAAGCAGCTTCGTGGTGAAGAAGATTATACGAATACCAAATTGAAAGAGAAACGAATCATCCCCAGGATATTACAAGACGCCTTCCCGGAGAGCATCTATTCATATAAGCGACATTGTTCTGGTGGAATATCTTCAAATTGTAAGGTGCTTGTTTTCCATGGTAAACCCAGGCCGTTTGAAGTCCCAACCCTTTGGCAAGAGATTGTAAAGGAGCATGCATGAAAGATCCGATTTTAGTAGTTGGTTGTGCCCGTTCTGGAACATCGATGACGGCAGGTATGCTCAATATCTGTGGGGCTTTTGGCGGGGAGATGTATGGACCCAGTATTGATGCCCAGAAGGGGATGTTTGAAAATTGCAATCTCCGGAATGATATTGTTAAACCGTACCTGAAAAAGATCGGCGCCGACCCAATGGGCCAGAAGCCACTTCCGAACAATCGCCAGGTATTTGAAGTTTCCCAGCCGGAAGCAGATCACTGGAGAGATATCGTTCAGCGGCTTATGATGTCTCAGGGATATAAAAGTGGTGAATGGTTCTGCAAATGTACCAAGGCTGCTGGAATGTGGTATATGTGGCATAAAGCCTTTCCAAAAGCTAAATGGATTATCATTCATCGGAATCATAAGGATATCATCAGGAGCTGCCAATTAACGAGATTCATGCGGGCTTACCGGGATGAGGCTGGCTGGCAGTCTTGGATAGACCAGCACGAAAAAAGATTTGCAGAAATGCATACTGCTAAGCTGGATATCTTTGACTTCTGGCCTTCCCGACTTTGTGCTGGAGATTGGGATTATGCTAGGCAGTTGATAGAGAGTGTTGGCTTGGTATTCAACGAGCCTATGGTCAAAGCCTTTATCGAGCCGAAATGGTTCAATGAGGAGGGCAAGTAATGCCTCGCGTAACTGACGCTGAAGTATTTGCTATTATTGATACCACTTTGACTGACATTGATGTTTTTATCAATACGGCAAATATGATGGTAACTTCCTGGCTGGAAACGGCTGGTTTAACCGATGAAACCTTGAAGGAGATCGAACGGTATCTTTCCGCCCACGTCTTGAGCGTACAGGATCAGAGGACCAAATCGGTAAAAGTAGATACGCTTGGCGAAACTTATCAGGGGCAGTGGGGAATGGGGCTGAATGGTACCAGCTATGGCCAGATGGCAATTCTCCTGGATATTTCCGGAACTCTTGGGAAGATAGCCAAAAATGGATATAGCAAATCCGCTTCCCTGAATATGATAGGGTATCACTGATGAATCTCAGAAAGTTTTTCAATCAGAAAGCGGTTTACTGGGGATCACCAACCCCGGATGGGTATGGTGGATATACTTATGGTGATCCGATTGAAGTAGATGTTCGCTGGACTGTAAAGCAAGAGAAGTTTTTGACTTCTCAAGGCGCTGGAAATGGAGTTGAGGAAGTCATTTCCAGGGTTGTTGTTCTTTCTGAAACGGATTTTGATATGAAAGGTAGGATGGCCTTGATGTTATTGGCGGATGTCGATAGTAGCGGAACTCCAGAAACAGAAGATGCACTGACCATCGAAGGTTTTGAGAAGATCCCGACAATCAAAGCAGATCAATTTTTACGAAAAGCATTTTTGGTATGAGTGAACTGAAAGGATTATCGCTGGTTTTAAAGAATTTGAACAAAGCCATTTCAGATATCGAACTCCATACCAAGGAAGGGTTGACCGAAGCTGCTCTGGTAGTAAAATACGATTCCGTTAAAGGAACTCCGATTGATCTTGGTAATCTCAGAAATAGTGCATTCATTCTGGTAACAGATCAACGAGAAGATAATCCGACCCCAAACTTCACCGGATCTGATGCCGGCAAAATGGCAAGTGATCACTCAAGTCAGATAGCCGAAGGAAGAGGGATTGTAAATAAAGGAAAGCATAGATTTAACGCGATTGTAGGGTATACGGCCAATTACGCTTTGTGGGTTCACGAGATGCCGTCACATTACAATTTTAATTCTGGTTCGAATAAGTTTCTTGAAAAGGCATTGTTTAAAAACAAAAATCGTATTCTTCAGATCCTGGTCAAGCACGCAAAATTGAGATGATATGAACTCTCCTTCCAAAGATATAAAAGATTATCTGCTGAGTCAATCAGACGATTCCAGCTCGACGCTTGATTTTACTTTCGGGACAAATCTTTTTATCTCTCTTTTGCCGGAAACATCAGTATTGGCTACGGCCATATTCGATACTTCAGGGATGACACCAGATCCAACCAATATCAGGAATCCAACCATCCAGATATTGGTTCGAGGAAAGGTTGGTGGATACGAAACTGCTTGGGCAAAGATGGAAGCAATTATGGCCGAACTCCACGCTTTAGCAAATACGACGATAAATAATACACTTTATATATTGATTTGGAAATTAACAGAACCATTTCACGTTGGGAATGATACACAAGGAAGACCTATTTTTTCGTGCAATCTGCGGATCAAAAGGGCGTAACAGTTAAAACAATAGGAGGACATTATGTCAAATGCGGTATCTGGTGTAGGTACGACTTTTAAAAGATCGAACATGTTGAGCAGCGCGACTTTTGCAGCGATTGCAGAGATCAACAGTATCAAAGGGCCGGACAAGAAAAGAAATGTCATTGATGTTACCAGCCTGGATTCGACTGGTGGATATCGGGAGTTCATTGCTGCCTTCAGGGATGGCGGTCAGGTAGTAATGGATATGAACTTTACCCGGGATGGTTATGACGACATGAATGATGACTTCGAGATTGAAACTCTCGTTGATTATCAGATCGTCTTCCCTGGATCAATTGGTACATTCGAGTTCTCCGGCCTTGTAACCGACATCGGCAATTCTATTCCATTGGACGATAAGATTACTATGTCAGTAACGATCAAAGTCAGCGGCCAGAGTGGATTCCAGTCCACCTAAAAAGTAGTTCAACCAGCAACAAATAACCAAGAAGAGGGAAAGAATGAGCGAAAAAGTATTGGGTAAATTTGATGTACTGAAGGCCACCGAACTGAAGAGAGAATTGGTGCCTGTTCCTGAGTGGGGCGGTTCTGTTTGGGTCCAGGAGATGGATGCCGCTACAAGAGATCGGTTTGATGCCTGGGTGGTCAAGAAGGAAAGTAATGAAGTCGGTGGGATGAGGCTCAGGGTCTTGATTGCAACGGTTGTTAATGAAGATGGCACCTTGATGTTTTCGGATCTTGATATTCCGGATCTGATGAGCAAGTCTTCCAGGGCCACCAGTCGTCTTTCTGATGTTGGTATGAGACTTTCCGGAATGAATGAGGAGGCAGATGCGGCAACAACAAAAAACTCCGAGCCCGTTCCGAACGAAGATTCCTCTTCCGACTCTGTCGTGAACTAGGATACCCGCACCCTGATTATCTACTCCAACACTTAACGGCAAGTCAGGTAGCGGAGTGGATAGCATATGCGGAGTTAGAACCGTTTGGGGCGGTACACGAATCGAAGTTGTTTGGAATGATTTGCGCAACGGTAGGGAATTTTTCAGTATTAGAAGGCAAGGATGAGGATACAGGGAAGAGAAGATACTGGGTGCCAGAAGACTTTGTCCCGAATCCTTTGATTGAACCGAAAATAGTTGAGAAAAAGAAGCAGACCCCGGAAGAGATGGCGGCAGCATTGAAATCAGCATTTGGTAGCAGAAAAAGTAAACAAAGGCGCAAGAAATGATCGATATTGGTTCATTGTATACCAGGATTGAGGCTGATACTTCCGGCTTGAATAAAGCCGAAACGAATATCGCCGCTTTTGCCAAACGAGCCGCTGGATACTTTGCTGGTATAGCCTCTGTTGCTGCTATCGGCGCCGCCATTAAAGAAGTTACCTTTGCCACAGCCAGGTTCGACACACTTGGTGTGGTGATGGAAGTAGTCGGCAAAAATGCTGGGTATTCAGCTCGGGAGATGGCCAAGTACGAGCAGGAGTTGCGGAAGACTGGTATCTCCATGACTTCTGCTCGCGAGACTTTGACCAAGATGTCTCAGGCTCAGATTGATCTTTCCAAGAGTTCTGAACTTGCCAGGATAGCCCAGGATGCGGCGGTAATCGGCAATATCAATTCGTCAGAAGCATTTGAACGGATGATTATGGGTATCCGCTCTGGCGAGATTGAGATCCTTCGTACTATCGGGTTGAATGTAAGTTTTCAAAACTCTTATGTTGAAATGGCCGCATCTCTTCATAAGACAACAGCCGAATTGACAGAGAGTGAAAAAGCAACGGCCAGGATGAATTCGGTACTTGCTGAGGGGCCGAAAATAGCCGGTGCTTATGCTGGGGCGATGGAAACCCCAATGAAGAAGTGGTTGTCACTTCAACGTTATGTTGACGATATCAAAGTCAAATTAGGAGTTTTGTTTCAACCGGCTTTTGGAGTTCTTGTCGATTCTATTACAGACGGACTTAAAAAATTTGGTAACGTTCTTAATGAAACAAATTTAAAAGGTTGGGGAGAAAATATAAAGTCGGTTCTGGAAGGAACTATTGCTTTTGGGAAAGCGATTCAAGACCTTTCAAATGCATTAGGGACTCCAGGGATAGGTCAGCTTGCTATTGTTGGTGGGGTACTTGCCAAGTTTGGACCTCAAGCGGCTATTGCAGCCGCAGGGGTTTTGACTCTTAATAATGAATTGGAAAAGACGCAGACTGGGAGTATTCAGCAAGGGGCCAGGGCTTATAAAGGGTTTGCCGAAAACATTCAAAACTTGCTTGATGTAGCCGCTGGAACGAGGGATTTTAATACTGGCAGAATTCTTACTGAAGTTGAAAAAGTCGAAAGAAAAATTGCTGGACTAAAAAATCAAAAAGCTACTTGGTCGCTCTTTCCCGATCCTGGGGAGATGGAAAGGCAGGCCAGCATTGTAAAGGCTAAAATTTCTGAACTTGAGAAGTCTATTCTCGATGCCAAGATCAAGGATGCTATTCAGGAGAGTATTTCCGATCCTTGGAAGTCTGCTCCTCGTGAGGCCGCTATTGCTCAGAGAGCAATGGAAAACTCCCTGAAGTCTTTTAAAGACAATCAGACAAGATCCTTGAAGACTCTCCAAGATGAATACGAGAAACACGCTGATGCTATAAAGAAGATTTCCGATGAAATAGCCCAGAATCAAATGTCTGGTGAAGAACTTATCCGTTCACTTCGACAGTCCGGGATGGATGATTTCTCTGCTTGGAAAGATATCAAGAAAGAGGCTCAGGAATATGAGCAGGCTGCAGAGAAAGCGGCCAAGGCAGGGAATTTTGACGAGGCTGTTAAATATGCCGATATGGCACAAGAGCGCTTTGTCAAATTGAATAAAGAAGTAAAGGAAGGGGATAAAACCCTCGTCAGTACAAAGCAGGGCGTTGCTGAGGCCATTGCTGGCGTTGAGCGAATGATCCAACTCAGGGATGAGGCCTTAAAAGGTAGCAAACAGATTGAGATAGATGCCGCAAATTCTGTAATTAAAGAAAGCAATTTTACTGTTGCTGCTCAACTTTTTGAAGATGTAAAAACCAAATCAAACGAAATAACAATGCAGACTTTTCCAGCTATGGGAGCTGCTTTTGATAAGGCCTGGAAGGATGGGGCCAATTCGGCCAATGTTGTTTTTACAAATATAGATCAATCTCTCAATAAGACGGCCACCAAAGTCAGTGAAACTTTATGGGCTGTACCGAAAGATGCTGCTGCCGGTATAGAGACTGAGGTCAGAAAGATTGGGGAAACATGGACCAATGTTTCTGATACGGCAAAGAAGGGGTCAACTGAAAATGTCAAAATGCAAACCGCTGACTCCAAGAAAATTGTAGATAAAGTACAAGAAGTTGGAAAGGGTTGGGAAGGTGTTTGGGAATCGGCAACTAAAGCAGCGGAAGCATCAATTGATAAGATGTTGGATGGGATAAAGAAAGTCCAGACAGAAGCCTCCAAAATAAAGATCAGTGAGAAGTCGGCAGGGGGCTCCGTAGCAGGCTATATGCTCGGCGGGACTATCCAGGCCCTTAGATTCGGTGGACAAGCGGTACATGCAGCTGCAGGGCAGTACTTCCCCGGATATGGCGGAGGGGATAAGATTCCGATTATGGGGGAAGCTGGGGAAGTGATGATCCGGAAGGAAAGGCAGCGGGAAGTCGGTGTTGGAACGACTCTTGCTTATAACGCCGGTGACTGGAAAACAGTGGTCCAGAATCTTCTCCCAAAACTCCGGATGGGTGGGCCTGTAATGCCGGGATTTCCTCGTCAGGCTTTTGCAATGGGTGGACCGATTCAACAGGTATCCCAGGAATCGACTTCAGAGTCAATCAGAAAATACTTTATTGCCGGCAGTCCAGAACCGATAACAGTACGAGCAGATAATCGAAATGGGGATAGACTTTTCTCCGAACTTCAACGGAAATTCCATAGGAGATCATAATGTCCATTTCACTTGGTGGTGTATCGCTTAATGATCATGTTTCCTGGAGAGGAAGATTCAATCAGTCTATCGTTTCTGGCAACGAAAGAGTAACGCTTGGTGGCAAGGTTATTCCTCAGCGTGGGCCTGCAGGTACTTCTGAAATAGTTCTTGAGGCTATTGAGGAAGACGATATCAGAAAGGGCTATTTTACCCAGGCGCAACTTACCTCCCTTGAGGCCTTCCGGCAGTCTGGTGAAACTATCTCCCTGAGTTATCATGGAGAGACAATAAATGTAAAGATTAAGATTGACGGCTTTGCTGTTGAAAAAACCCTGTGGCAATCGACTTTTACGGCTAACGAAAGATATATTGGAACAATTACATTGATGAGGGCATAATGCAGAATTCTGATCTAAAGGTTTATAAACAAAAAGCCAATGGCCGAATGGATGGTGCTGCTCCGGTTACCAGCGGAGTTGTTCAGAACGTTTTCCCTCATGTGACCAGCGCTCAGAGGACTGCTGGGTTTTTCGATTACAAGAAGACGTTCTGGAAAGTTGCTGATGATGCCGATGGAACTTTAATTGATCCTTCTGTTTATACCGATGCTCCAACCCTTTCGGCTACTGATTATGTGACTATGTTTTTGATGGGGCAGAGGGATGCCATTGAGGATTTGACTGGATATTCAACTGGTGCCGATACGGAAAGAAAATTCGGCACTGCCTATCTTGCAGAGAATATTACTGCTGGTGCTCAGACCATTGTCGTGGTCGTTAAAAATGCTGCTTTGGCTTCTGGTGCTGATTTGATTTTTGCTGATGGTGACAAGATCAAACTCACCGATAAAGCAACTGCCGATGCTCTGACCGGAAATGAAGAAGTTTTGACCATTAATGGAACCCCGACTGTTGATGGTCTTGAAATTACAATTACGGTTGATGAGTTAATTGCCAATAATTATACTGCTGCTGGAACTCCGACTATTTCTTCTCCAAGGGTTTCAAGCCTGATTGTACCAACAGCGGATATAGAAACTTCTGTAACTACTCCGGTAGTTACGAGCACTGCTGGGACTCTTGATACATCGACTTATCCAATCATCCTTGATAATATTGGGACTGTTGATGAGGACTGGACGTTGACCTTTACTGATGCCACTCATTATTCATTAACTGGCGATTCATTAACTGGGACGATTGGAACTGGAACAACTGGTGGTGATTTTGCTCCAAACAATACCACATTTACTAAACCGTATTTTACCATTGAATTGGAGGCGTGGGGTGGAACTTGGGAGGCTGGCGATACCGTCACTTTTACCACTCATCCGGCTGCTATTGGTATTGGTCAGAAGCGAGTTGTCCCTGCTGGGTCTGCCAGTTTAGCCAATAACAAAACCACTCAGGTGATTGTAGGAGAGGCCGTATAAAATGGCTTCGAAGCAACATACACTCCGGATTTCAATTGCTCAGCCAAGGCGAAATAGAAATAATGATGATTTCGTTTTGCTTGAGCAAGATCCCTGGGAACCTCTCCTTGGGTATGTGACGAAGTTCGGAGTGTATGCAACTATAAATTCGATTCTTTTCCAGGAGGATGAACCCGAACCGAACTGTCCCCCTACGATTATTGA